CGATAGGTCCCGCCCCGCACGTGCTCGCACTTGTTGCGTTCAGCCATGCTGCGGGCTTCCGTGTAGGTGAGCCGCATGATGAGCTTGCCAGCGTCGTCTACCAGCTTGCAGTTCTCGCGATTTCCGCTGTTCGGTCGCTTCACTCGGCCCCTCCGCGTTAAATAAAAAGAGCCGCCCCGGTCGGACGGCTGAAACCTATTTAGAGACAGCAAGGCTAAGCCTTACTGCAGGGCCACTGTCGTAGGCCATGGGCGATCCTGTCACCCACGAGGACTGAATCCATCTCGACTATGACAGGGAACTATGCGCCGTTCAAGGTCAAATTATGGATTGTGCAGAACACGCTACAAACCATTTCGCGTCCACTCTTCAGCCTGTAAAACCACCCGCGAATACGTCATCTCAAGCGCCTTACAGATGCGCG